ACAGGGATGGCAGCGTGAAGCATCCCGATCCGGCAGTCACTAAAGCTCTTGCCTATGTTGTGCGCCAGCATCCAGAAATATTGGAGTGGTTGCGCGAATGGAAAGAACAAGAGTATGATAAGCTGCCGCATGCAATTAATACACCTGCATTAGCACAGGGGCGATGTCAGGTTTTAGGTGAACTGTATAAGTTCGCTAAAGATTCCCCTGAAATAGTCAAGGCAAAGTCACTATGAGACTCGCCCGACAACACCACGCACACCATTAGGAGCGTAAATTATGGCAATCCCAGAGCAAATCCGTAAACAGACCGAGGCAGTTAAAGAACTATACAGAGAGATAAACGCTGAATCTGAGCAGGGCGATACCCCCGATGACTTTGATATAGTTAAAGATCAATCTGTAAGTAACAAAAACGCCGACGGTAATACTGTACGTGATAGTGCGCCCCAACCATTTGATAATGAGCAGCGTTCAGGTGGTACAAGTAATGAAGAAGGTAATACCCCAGAAGATTTTGTACAGAAATACAAGACACTTCAAGGTATGTACAACGCAGAAGTACCGAGGCTTCACACGCAGAACCGAGACCTTCAGTCACGGGTACAGCAAATGGAGCAGTTGTTAGCTACTCTTTCAGCACAGTCGAATACTGCACCAGCTACTAAGGTTGAGAACAAACCGTATATTACGGACCAAGACCGAGAGGAATATGGTGAATCTATTGATGTTATGCGTCGTGTCTCCCGCGAGGAAGCTGCGCCAGTCATACAGAAGATGGATCAGATTGAGAGATTACTACAGCAACTGCAAACGAATGTTGTGCCACAGGTTCAGAACTTAACGCAAAGGCAGGCTATGTCTTCCGAGCAACAGTTCTGGTCTGACTTGGCTGTATCAGTACCGTCTTGGCGAGATGTCAATAACGATCCAGATTTTCAGTCTTGGTTGTTAGAGTCAGATCCTTTTACCGGGGTTGCTCGTCAAACTATTCTCGAAGATGCGCAGCGTAACCTAGATGTAAGACGTGTTGGAAACTTCTTTACAACTTGGTTAGGGATGAATGGGTCTGTTAGTACTGCTCGAAGCTCTGAACGGTCAACGCCTGCATCCGAGTTGGAACGGCAAGTATCTCCGGGTAAACCCCGAAGTGGCAGTACTCCAACTGGGTCTAGTGCTAAAGTATATTCTCCTGATGACATTAAGAAGTTTTTTGAAGATGTCCGTAAGGGTAAGTACAAAGGCAGAGAAGCAGAACGTGACCGACTTGAACGCGATATCTTTGCTGCACAGCGGGATAATCGCATTGTCGCTAATGCTTAATTTAGGAATACATCATGGTATATCCAGTCTCCCCCGGCCGCCCAAACTACAGTGGTAACTTTATCCCTGAAATTTGGTCAGGCAAACTTATTGAAAACTTTTACGACGCAACTGTACTAGCTGCAATCTCAAATACCGTTTATGAAGGTGAGATTCGCCAGTTCGGTGACACCGTAAATATCCGTACGACTCCAGAAATTTCTATCCGCAACTACGTTAAAGGTCAAACTTTGACAGTTGATAATCCTGACAAGCCTAAGATTCAACTTGTTATTGACAAGGGCGAGTACTTCGCTTGCGTTGAAGACGATGTGGATAAAGTTCAGTCAGACATTAACTTAATGGACACTTGGTCTAAAGACGCTTCAGAGCGTATGAAGATCCAGATCGACAAGCGTGTGTTGACAGACTTGTTACCAGATATATCTGCGTTTAACAAAGGCGCTACTGCTGGTGAGCAGTCAGCTTCATTTAACCTTGGTACAACTGGTTCGCCTTTGACTGTTACTAAAGACGGCGCTAGTTCTACTACTTCTGTCATCGACTTAATCGTTGACATGGGTACTGTGCTTGATGAAGCCAATGCACCTGAGAGCGACCGCTTCCTTATCATCCCCGCTAAAATGGCTGGCTTGATTAAGAAGTCTGAGCTTAAAGATGCGTCGTTGACTGGCGATAGTACTAGCCCGTTACGTAACGGCCGCCTAGGTATGGTTGACCGCTTTACTATCTACGTCAGCCACAACTTGGCTGTGTCTGCTGGTAAGTACAACATCATCAGTGGCCATAAGATGGGCTTTACGTTTGCGTCACAGATGACAAACATGGAAACCATCCGTTCTGAGTCAACCTTCGGCAACATTATCCGTGGCTTACAAGTCTACGGTTATAAAGTTGTTAAGGGCGAAGCTCTGTCTACTGCTGTTATCCAGTTCTCGTAATCTATAGGGGGGTTAACGCCCCCCTTTACGAACCTATCTTTTAAAGGACATTGAAATGGCTGCATATACCGACTCATTGGGGTTTAATAAAGGCGCTGCTGCCTTCCCCGCTACCATCGATCAAGTATCTAAGTTTGAAGTTACGGTCGATTTCGCTGCTGTAAAAGCAGCTCGTACTGCTGCTGGTGCTACTGCATTAGCTGCTAATGATACACTGCAAGTTATTGCTTTACCTGCAGGCTCTATTGTTTTATCGGCTGGTGCTACGGTTGTAACTGCTGAAACAACAAACACTACAGCTACTTTAGATATGGGATATACAGGTGGTACACCTGCTGCTGCTAATGCCTACGGTAACGACATGAATATAACGCAAGTTCGTGTGCATGCTTCTGACTTGGCTAACCCAACTGTTGTAGTTACAGCTGATACAATTGATGTTCTTTTGAACACCGCTGTACCTGTCAATGCTGTGGTAAAGTTCTTTGCATTTGTAGCTAACGCTAACTAGTAACGGGGGGCTTCGGCCCCCTACATAATCGAGGCTACTATGGCTAAGACTCCAGCATGGACTAGGGCTGAAGGTAAAGACCCAGAGGGCGGATTAAACGCCAAAGGTCGTGCATCATATAACAAAGCTAATCCGGGTAAGCCCGGTCTTAAAGCTCCACAGCCAGAAGGTGGGGCGCGTAAGAAATCATTCTGTGCCCGTATGGAAGGGATGAAGAAGAAGTTAACATCCGCTAAAACGGCTAACGATCCCGATAGCCGCATCAATAAATCTCTAAGAGCATGGAAGTGTTGATATGGAAGTCTGGAATAAACCACGGCCCAAATCTTTAGGTAAGCCTAAGGCGTTAAGCCCTGCGCAAAAGTCTAAAGCGAAGGCAGCTGCTAAGAAAGCAGGTCGCCCCTACCCAAACCTAGTTGACAATATGCGAGCAGCCAAAGGAAAATCAAAATGAGCAAGATGTACATACGTGTTATTAAAGACGGTTTCATCTATGACTACAGCGAGATCTTAGCTGTTAACCCCGGGTGTGAAGTTATATCAGAAGAAATTGCATACCCAGAACGCTTTGTAACAGAAGAAGTAGTTGAGAAGGTTAAGAAGGCTCGCGCTAAACGTGGGTTTGGATTAGACCTATCAACTGAAGACGTGCCACAAGAACCCGAGTATACTAATGCAGACGTTAACGCAGACGCATCTAGGAAGTTGCCATGACACCTGCTGGGGTAATTGCCGAAGTTAGATCACTGATACAGGATACTAGAGTTCCTTATCGATATAGTGACTCTATGCTTCTGGGGTTTGTTAACCAGACACTTAAAAAAATATTGAGTGTTAGACCAGACCTATTTGCTGTTGTCAGCGATTTTACAACTACCCCAGATACCGTGTTACAGAATTGTCCAGCTGATTCTACTAGGCTTATAGAGATATTCCAAGTAAAGAACGGCACTGCTATTACAGAAGTAAACCGCGATACGATAGATAGATCTGCACCTATGTGGCAGAACGAGGCATCTGGGCAACCAGTTAATTTTATGCGCCACGTGAGAAACCCAAATAGGTTTTTTGTATACCCTAGACCAGAAGCGGGTGTAGTACTTGTAGGTGAGTATGCTCAGACCCCACCTAACTACGGTATGATGGACACGGTTACTTTTCCCACTGATGCATACTTCCCATCGGTTGTAGATGGTACAGTGTTTATGGCGCAGTCAATAGACAACGAGCACGTAAATTCTAACCGTGCCAAACTATTTCAAGATTCTTTCTACCAAGGACTTAACATATCTATAGAGTCTCGTGTAGCTACAGATACGGAATCAGCTGGTATAGATCCTAAGAAGGTAGTGTAATGTCAGAACGCACATTTGATTCTCTAGTTACAAGACTTCAGCCAAGTGTGCCGGGCTGTCCGTTCCCTACTATTATGCAGTATGTGCGTAATAGCGCGATAAGAACGTGTGAGCGTACGCTGTACTGGAGGCACTCAGAGCCGCCCTACGCGCTAACTGAAGGGGTACACCAGTACTTCTATAAGAAGCCTGCTAACAGCGACGTACACGCCGTATTCATGGCTACTGTGAACGGATACCCCCTATCTAGATTGACGTTAGATAAAGCTATTGAGATATACCCGCAGTGGGCAGACCTGTATAGTGGTATACCCTATGAAGAATTATGGGGTAGTGGTGGTGCGTTTAATGGTGTTGCCTATAATGAGCTAGAACTAAACGGTGGTCCAGAGTTTCAAATAACATCTAATGCGTTAGATAAAGCGTCAACACCTCAAGCTATAACACAAGTTACGCCAGACCAATTTATAGTCCTGCCTTTACCAGACGGCAATACTCAGTATATAATCAGACTTATTTATGCGCTTAAGCCCAAGCGAGCAGCGGTATCCATGCCAGCATATATCTTAGACGAGTTAGAAGATACGATCACACATGGAGCGTTGCAGGAATTGCTAGTCATCCCTAATGTACCTTGGAGTGACCGCGAGCTGGCTTCATATCACGCTAAACAATATAGCTTTACGATAAATGAACGCCGTGCTCGGGCTAACTTAGGTAACGTGCGCGGTTCAATGGCTGCTAAAATGCAACCTTTTATGTAGGTTGGGGGTTTAGATGATAAAGCTTAAGAACAATGCACGTGGGTTTTTAGCTTCTGCGATTAACGACACTGGCACTACGCTAACGCTAACTACGGGCACTGGTGCGAACTTCCCAGATATAGGTGGGTCAGAAAGTTTCTTTGCTACGATTGTATCGACAGACGGTACGTATGAAATCGTTAACGTTACTGCACGTGTAGGCGATGTATTAACAATTGCCCGTGGAGCTGAGAGCACTTCCCCATTATCATTTAATCCCGGTAGTCTTGTAGAGTTACGTGTTACTGTTGGCAATATAAATAGCCAGACATCTCAGCTTCTGTTCCGTGAGTACCGCCCGGGCGATGCACCTACATATTTTACAATCACTAATGCGATAACTACCAATAGCGTAGACGGTAATGTAGTTCAGTTTACATCTAGCGGCACTGCGTTTGCCAAATCTTCAGTACCCCTGCAACCCGGTGATACATACAATTTCCGTGTAGCTTACCGCCGTATCCAAGATAGTGGCGACCCCGCTAACGATGGCATTACCGCAGGTATGGATTGGTACAACGGTGCTAACATCAAGATCGGTGAGAGCATCTTACACTCTAACAACAACCTAACTGTTGCCTCTGGGCGGGTTGAGTTTGATGTTAGCGTTGGCCTGCCTAGTCTGCCCGGTGTGTCTGTGTATGCTCCTGAGAGCGCTCGCTACGGCGTGGCTTGGTTTCGCACCTTTGGCAACTTACACAAAACTAATTTAGAAATCTGTGGCCTTATCGCTGCACCTAACCCAGCACCGCTTGTTATAGAAGCTGACGACATTGTTATCCCCGTTGACTTCCAATGGCCTGCTGGCACAATTCCTGCAGGTGCGGGGGTTAGTGATCCTTACTCAGTAGCCCGTACGTTCTACGTAACAATGGCTGGTAGCGATGCTCAGACAGGTACAAGTTTATCTGTGCCTCTTGCAACGATTGGTGCTGCTCTGACTAAGGCCGCCGCGCTTGGTGTGCCAGCGATTGTTATCGTGCAGCCCGGTGAGTACCTTGTACAACCTAATACTGAAGTGCCAATTAACTGCGCATTATACGGGTATGACTTGCGCGTAACGAAGCTTAGCCTGCCACCCGGCTTGCAAGAAAACAATATGTTCTTAATGAACTCAGGCATTAAAGTGCGCGGGTTTACATTTTCAAACTTACAGCATGAAGCATACACATTAGACAGCGGCCCACCTACTAAAGGTTTTGCATTTGTGTTCAAGCCCGGCGCAACGATTATCCGTTCGCCTTACATCTCTGACTGCTCGATGCTGCACAACTTTACGCAAGCGCAGTTATCGCTACCAATTGACAAGAATCAAGCTAATCCACTTATGCCCCGTGGTGGTGGTAATATCCGTGCCGACGGCTCAGTGCTTGCGCCTTCTTCACCGCTGCGTTCTTGTGTGGTAGATAGCTTTACGGCTATTAACCCAAATGGCGTAGCCTACGTCATGGTGCGTAACGCCTTTGTTCAACTTGTGTCGGTGTTTACAAACTGGTCGCGTGTAGGTTTATGGTGTCACGAAGGTGGGCAAGTAACCGTAGCAAACTCGAACAGTACGTTTGGTGACTACGCATTTGCCTCTACGGGTTTCCGTCTAGCGGTTCGTATAGAAGATGTAGTTAGCTTAAATTATATTGTATCGACCAACGCAGCTGATTTAATTGACCAGAATCGTGACGACATCATAGACGAAGTTTACGCTCAATTATTTTCTGAATTTGTTGCAGTGCAAAACTTTACTCAAGCGCAAGAAGATTTTACTCGTATAGATTTAAACACAATGCTTGTAAAGCTAGAGGGCGACTTCCGTTCAGGGCAGGATAAAGGTTCTCAGTTCTTTGTGAAAGGTTTGTTTAACTGGAACGCTGCGTACTTCTTTGATGTGGCACTACTACCTATATTTTTGCGTAGCTACGATATTGTTGAAGCCCGTATACTTGCACGGCCGGGGCTTACAACTGCTGACGAAACGATGTTAGCTGAGCTTATAGCGCTTATTAAGACCAATGTAGAGACACCAGTCAAAGTAGGCTTCTCGTCTGTTGTAGAAGCTACGGGACAACAGTTTAGTAATGCAGGCTCTGGGGTTAATTACAACTCACTACCATTCTCACAGCGTGGTACTGGCAGATCACTAAATCCGCTAGATGCAATATATAAACGCAATGGCGGATCTGTGTATTCTACATTCTCTACTGAAAGCGGCGATACATATCTAGGTGAAGATCTAAGAGTAGACTTTGAGCGAAGCACAATTGAGGGGCAGGCGTTTAGCCGAGGTGTACAGAACATCGCCCTACCACTTATTATCGGAATTGGAGGTTAATAAATGCCAACCATCGTCACACCACGCCCACCACTTAATTTATTTGAAGCTGTACGTGTAGTAATTACAGATGAGTGGACTACCATCTACGATGTGCCTGATTATCTTATCCCAGCTAATGGCCCCACTCCGGATACTACAGTTGGTGCTGCCGCAATTGTTACTGGGCTGCTTATTGTTAACGCAGGTGTTGCGTCTCAACTAGTATCAGTTAGAATTATCGGTACAGATGATGTAGTGCGCCCAGTGATGGCAGACATTTATGTGCCCAATGGAGATGGTGTTGTCGTAGATGTAAACCGACAAGTCTTAAAATCCGGTGAGGTGCTTCAGGCCAAGTCTGCACTAGCAACAACATCTATCGCGCACTTCTCGTTTATTCTGAGCCAGCGTGAGCAATTTGAGGTAATCGTATAATGAGCGACATACGTAGATATGCTTCAGGTAAAAATCTTTTTATCGGTCACGGGGTTAACGTTGTTGACTTAGGTACGCTTGATGCTGCTGCGTACGAAGGTGCGGCTGTTTACTCTAACGGCGAGTTCAGATTCTCTGATGGTAGCGACTGGATAATCCCCCAAGATGAAGTAGAAATATCTCGCCCGTCTGGTCGAGTGCCAGTAACAGCAGATGATGCTTCCCGCTTAACGCTTACAGACTTTCGTAGCCCGGCGTCATATATACAAACAGGCATTAGGTTTGAGATTAGCACAACGGGCGGCCCTAACTTTGAGTCCCCAGATGTACGCGTTGTAGAAAGCGCTACAGATAATTTTTATAATCTGCAGTACCCTGAAGATGGGTTTGAGCCGGGCGATATTATCTGGTGGCGAGCGCAGTATCTTGGCACTGAAGGTACACAGTCTGCATTCTCAAACCCCATCGCACAAATATTTCCTGACTTAATTACTCAGCCTGTTGCAATCACTAGAAATGGTGCTGTGTCAGGTACGGTTACAGTTAGCCAGTTTGAAAGCCCTATTGTGTTTGGCATTAGCTATGTTGAAACACGTACAGAGTTTTATGCTAGTGGCGATATACCCGGCGTAGACACACCTATTGATACTGTTATACATACTAACGGCGCGCTTACAAATATACCTACTTCGCTTGTAGCAGGTGAGTCTTATCTTTGGCGCTCACAGTATGTTGGCCGGGTAAGTTTAGGCAGCCCGTCACTATTTTCAGAATGGTCGGTAGAGCGCTCAGTATTTTTTGGTGGTGCTTCTATTGTGCTTGAGTACAACATTAGCTTAGCTGTGTCTAGGACTATCTACATACCTTTAGGTAGTGGTACAAATGTAGAAGTAACTTGGGGCGATGGCACTTCTAATACATATACGACTAACGGTATTAAATCGCACGTATACCCTGTTG